TGAGCCACCCCTACCGCGGCACTTTGTTCTGCGAGCTCAAAACCAATAAGGGTGTCGTTTCCGAAACGCAGTGGGACTGGATCAACAGCCTTGAAGAATCAGGCGAAGAAGTTCACGTTTGGCGGCCATGCCACCTAGAAAAGATCAGCGAACGACTAGCAAGGAAACCCAATGAAAACTGAATACATCCAGCCGATCAACCCAATCCGCATACGGACGTCAGGCACTAACTGTTACTTCACACACCCAGTGTTTGCTATAGCGATAGCAAACGATCGCGCAATCGAATACTTAACGATCAACGGACAGTTCTACAAGACCGCCGACATCCTGTTTGCCGAACAACTCATTGACGGCACCTGGACAAAACTGGCATGGATTGAGAAGTCCCAGCTGAACCCTGCTTGATCTAGCACCTACGGCGCGTGTAGCGTCCGATCTCTACAACCGAAAACATCAGAGCGCACAGAGGCGTTCACTAGCCCTACTCGGAAACTGAAGCCGATCATGGGAACACTCGGGAACGAGGGTAGACGGTCGCGCCTAGTGACCGATCAGCGTTCAAACGTACATTGCGAATGGTTGTCCACCGAACAAAACTAGACAGGCTCCCATGGGCTACTTGCCCTAAATAGTGGGGGACACAAACCACACGCGTAACTCATGTCAACCGACGACAACCGAGCGAGTGCCCTTCTCGCTTGGGCGTCAGTATCTCTTGACCTTGCCCTATGATCTCACCATGAGCGGTAACCCGGTATACAACACCAAACAATGGAAACAACTCAGGGCCCAAGTCCTACAAGAAGAACCCATCTGCCACTGGTGCCACAAGAAACCAAGTAGCCAAGCCGATCACGTTGTCGAGTTAGACCGAGGCGGCGACCCTTACGACAGAACCAACATCGTCGGCTCATGCGCCAGTTGCAACGCTCGGCGCGGAGCAATCCATGTCAACAAGAAAACAGCGACACGCGTACAAAACCGCGCAAAACTTTCTTTTTTGGACAAACAGAACACCCCGAACCCCTCTTCTAAAATACCCTCAACTAGCCTGAACCAGCAGGAACCAGCCCGAACCAGCGGTGGTTCAGTCATATCTGGTCGGATCGAGCCGAGGTTGGTGACCCCTGTTCCCGCCGGCGAGAGTTTTGGTCCTGCCCTGACTGCTTGGGCGAAGCGCGTGCTCAATATTGAGCTCATGGAGTGGCAAAAGCGGATCTGTAACGACGCGTTGACTGTGGATGCCGACGGCGACTTTGTGTTCCGTGAGGCTTGTATCAGTACGGCCCGACAGAACGGCAAGAGTCTTGTGATGCGGGCGGTTGCTGGGTTTATGGCTACCGAGTATGCAGCTGCACGTCGCGAACCTCAGACGATCGTCATTGTGGCTAACCAAAAGCGTCGGAGCATGGCCTTGTTTCGTGACGTTGTTCGTGACCTTGAAAACTTTGATTGCAAGGTTCGTTGGCAAAACGGTGACGAGCGGATCAACTTCCCAGACGGCTCGAGCATCTCGGTTGTCGCGGCGTCAGCTCACGCGCACGGATTAACGGCATCAGTTTTGCTGGTGGACGAGGTGTGGGACATTGGTCCAGACGTTGTTTTTACCGCACTGCGGCCTTCACAGATCGCGGTCAAGAATCCAATGATGATGCTCTTCAGCACAGCGGGCGATCAGGGCAGTACCGTTCTTTTGCAACTAAGAGAACAGGGCATTGCGGCAATTGACTCAGGTCAACCGACGGCGCTCTATTTCGCCGAATGGTCACTTCCACCCGGTGTCAGTCTTGAAGATCGGTCGCACTGGGGATGGGCTAACCCAGCACTGGGGACGACGATCACGATGAAAGCGTTGGAGTTGGCTTACGACTCGCCGAACCGTCAATCCTTTATTCGTGGCCATCTGAATTTATGGGTAGACAGCACCAATAGTTATCTGCCAATCAACCTATGGAACGACCGCAAATCCGACAAACCAGCACCAGCAACCCAGTGGCTCACCATTGACTCATCGGTAGATGACTCGCGGTACGTCGGAATCTCAACCGCTTTTGATGACGGACGCGTGATCGTTTCGGTCGCGTTCGTTGTCGAGTCGGCTGCACAAATGTGGGAAGAAGTTGTGCGAATCATGCACGATCAAACCGTGAAACTTGCGGTCACCCCATCGCTAGAAATTCACTGTCCCCCAGACCTACGGCGTCGGATGCAAATTGTCGGCTACGCCGAGTTACTCAAATGGACTGCAGCTTGTCGCGCCATGATCGTTGAGGACCGCGTTAACCACACTGGCGACATTGCACTGGCCGAACATCTTGCGCGAGCCGTGGCCGTCAAAACGGGCGGGTCAATCGTGCTTAGTTCGCAGAAGTCACCCGGACCCATAGAACTCGCCCGGTGCGCAGTGTGGGGAATCATGCTTGCGTCCAAACCAGTGCGGTCGTCGCGTGCCGCTTTCGCTTTTGGGTAGGGGTACTTACATACAAGAAATATCTGTGAGAGACTCGGAAGCGATGGCTCTTTTCGGTAGCAAGAAAGTTAATGCGACCCCCGCGTTTGCGTCTGCTCCCGTTCAGGCAGCAGCTGGTTCAGCTGCGCAGATCGGCGATTTCTACGCGTACTCTGTCGGGGAGTTGCAACGACTCGCTCTGTCTGTGCCGACCATTTCGCGTTCAATTCAGATGATCGCGTCAATGGTCGGCTGCTTGGAACTTAAGCATTACACCACCCAATGGACGGGTGAAGATTATGAAGAAATCTATTTAGAAAACGAGTCGTGGATGGATCAGCCCGATCCTCGCGTGACTCGAAACTTCATTTTTTCTCAGCTTGTAACCGACCTCATTTTGTGGGGTCAGGGCTTTTGGTATGTCACCTCACGGTCGTCCGCTACTGGCCGTCCGCTTTCGTTTGAATGGCTACCTGCCGCAATGGTCAGTCTGGGCGACCAGCAGACCGCACAGCGTTTCGGACCGTCCAATGACATCATGTTTAACGGCGTTCAACTGAACACTGATGACGTCATCCAATTCTTGGCACCGTCGCAAGGTCTGCTTTATACGGGCAACCGCGCAATTGCTACAGCGATCAAACTGCAACAGGCATCGGATCGTTTTGCTGTTAATGAGATTGCTGCCGGGTGGCTTCAGCAGACCGACGCATCTGAACCAATGTCAGCCGAGGATCTTTCAGAACTTGCAGCTGCTTGGCGTAACGCTCGACAAGTTGGTGCCATTGGCGCACTTAACAGCGTCGTGACTTTTAAAGAGTTCTCCAGTGACCCGAACAAGTTGCAACTGATTGAGTCGCGTCAATTCCAAGCACTTGAATTGTCTCGGGCCACTGGGATTCCCGCATACCTTTTGGGCATTGGCGTACAGGGCTACACGTACCAAAACGCACAGTCCGCACGACAAGACCTTTACTTGTTTGGCGCAAAACAATATTTGGATTGCATTGAACAAACCTTGTCAATGAACAACATTTTGCCCCGTGGCCGTTATGTCGAATTTGACATTGACGACTATTTAGCAGAGAACGATTTAGCAAGCGTTGCTTACGAACCGTCAGCAGAAGAACGCAGATCAGAGGAAATGGCATGATTCGACTTACAGCCGATCTACCCACAGTTGACTTCGCAAAATCAGAAGAGGACGCACCTGCGTCAATCTCTGGCATTGCAGTGCCGTGGGCACCAGTCACCGCGACCGTTTTAGGCGGACAGCGTGTGGCATTTGAGCGAGGCGCTTTTGATATCAATCAGAAAGCCGCGAAGCTCATAGAAGGGCACGACCTCACGCAGTTGCGTGGAACCGTTAACGCTCTCGCCGATTTTGAAGAGGGCTTAGGCTTCACCGCAACCTTCGCAAAAACGAGAGCCAGCGCGGACGCCGTAGAACTGATTCGCTCGGGTGCTTACGATGCAGTCTCAGTTGGTGCCGAGGTCCAGGAGTCGTATTACGACAAAGAACTAAAAGCCACCGTCGTCACTCGCGCTTCGCTAGTCGAGTTGTCTTTGGTCGCCGTGCCAGCGTTCTCGGGCGCAGAAATACGCGACCTAGTGGCTCAGGCCGACGAACCCGAAAAAGAAATCCCAACAGAAACAACCCCAACAACACCATCCGAGGAGGATGAAACCATGTCAGAACCCACAAGCGTTGAAGCCGCAATCGCGACTCAACCGATCTATGCAACCGCCAAGCGCGAATTCAAATTGCCGTCCGTTAGCGAATACATCTCAGCATTCGTTCGTGGTGGAAGCGATTTCGCACAACTCAACGAAAACATTCGCGCCGCAGCTCCCAATGTGACGACCACTGATGTGCCCGGTGTGATCCCGACGCCCATCATTCAAAATGTGTTCAACTCGTTTGTCGGCTCGCGCCCTCTCGTTGATGCAACCACGTTGCGCCCAATGCCTCAGGGAGGCTCAGTCTTCATTCGCCCAGTAGTGAATGTCCATAACTCAGTGGGCACTGCCACACAGAACACGACCATCACCGCGTCGGCTTTCGGCATTGACGACATTCAAATCACCAAGACCATTCAGGGTGGCTATGTTGAAATCAGCGAAGCCGCAATTGACTGGTCACAGCCTGAAGCACTCGGACCGTTGCTTGACGACATGGCCCGCGTGTATGCAGACCGCACCGACTTGCTCGCCTGCTCGGAATTGCAGACTGGCACAACCAACAGCAACAACTTCGCTAACGCATCAATCGCTGACCCGGCTTACTGGGTTGAGTGGATGTACACCGCAGCTGCCGACATCTTGACTGGCTCCAATGGCAACTTGCCGTCCATCTTGGCTGTGTCACCAAACGTCTGGAAGTTGATGGGCAGTTTGTCAGATACGGCGGACCGTCCGTTGTTCCCACAGGTGGGCCCAATGAACGCATACGGTTCACTCAATGTCGCTTCAACACAGGGCGCGTTTGCTTTCGGTTTGCGCGTCGTCGTTGACCGCAACTTGACCGCTCTCGGCATGACCATCCTTGACCCCCGTGCACTCGAGAACTACGAAATGGCGAAGGGTGCAATTTCCGTTGAAATGCCCTCACAGCTTTCGCGCCAAATCGCGTTCCGTGGCTACTGGGCATCAAAGGTCATTGACCCAACCCTCACCATTAAGGCCGCTTTCGTCTGATAGACGGAAACTTTGAGAGGATCTGAATCATGGCCGTATTCACCGTCACGCACGCCCAGCGTGTAGACGACTACGCCGTGATTCAGACCCTTGAGGCCACAGACATCACGATCGGTCAGACGATTGTCGTTGCAGGAGTAGGAAACAATTTTGATGCGACTTACATCGTTCAGGCTGTCCCTACTTTTGGGTTTGTTGGTGTCAGTGTTGAAGGTGACTTCATATTTGATTACGAAGTCACCATCACGAATCAACTACTCGTCAAATCAAACTTCGATAACTATCAAAGAGCTTCAGCGACTGGAACAGTAACTTGGACCCAGTCCTGCACTTGGTTGTCATCGACTGCGCCAGTTATTGAGTTTCTTGGGATCTCGTCGGCCACGGCAAATGACACCGCGTTCCTAACGACTTGTGTCGCAGCTGCAAACGCTTGGTGTTTCAGGCGTCGCGTGCAGGCTGGTTACCACGACAGTCTCACGACTGTCCCTGACAGTTCAGTGCTGTTAGGAACCACGCTTTACGCCGCAGGGCTCTACCGTGAACGCGGCACCACTGGCGACTCATACGCGTCGTTTGGTGACATGACAGGACCACCGCTGATGACCTTGGGTCGAGTGAACCAGTTGCTCGGCATTAAACGATCGCAGTGTGCATGAAATGGCAGGCATCTTCACGGATACCGTTGACACCGTGTCAGCGTCGCTCACAGCCTTGGGACTCAAGCCTGTCACCGATCCGCGCAACGCACGACCGCTCACCGTGTTCGTGGAGTTACCGACGTTCACTTGTTTCAACAACCAAATCGCAGATATCACAGTTGATCTCCGAATCCTCGGCGCGCCACCCGGCAATAGCGACTCGGCTAACTACATTCTCGGCGTCGTGGACACAATCATGAACAGTCCGATCGCCGTTGTAAGTGGCACACCATCGCTCGCTCAAATCGGCTCACAAGAACTACCCGCATACGACCTAACTATCAGAATCGCTTCCAAGCGCATCCCATAAAGGAAAAACCATGCCCACAACAAAAACCGTTTACCTGTCCAACCCAACCGTCACCATCGGTGGAGTGGATGTCACGCAGAACACCTCTGCGGCCTCGCTTGAGATCGGTTACGACTCACTCGAATCCACGACCTTCGGCGATACCGGGCACCGCTTCGTGTCGGGCCTCCAAATGGTGAACGTCACCTTGACAATGTTCATGAACTACGGAACAGGCGAAATTGAAGCCACCCTGTTTGATCAGGTTGGCGACGGCACAACGACTCTGGTCATTTCACCAGCAGGCACAACTGAGTCCGCCAGTAACCCCGAATACACGATCAGTAATGCGATGTTGGCTTCGTTTACGCCGATCGTAACGACCGTCGGAGAGCTCAGCCAAGTAAGCGTAAGTTATGTCGGCGGCACTTGGGTGCGCGACGTCACCAGCCCGTAATCAACAACTAACAAAAGGACCCCGACATGATTGGCATGACATTAAAAGTAGAAATGGCTGACGGTGAAACATTCGAAGCACCGATCACCTACGGAGTTGCGTGCAGGTGGGAAGATCACCACCCCACGCTCTCCGTAGGCCGTTTCTTAGAAGATATGAAGTTCAAGCCTCTCGCATGGTTGGCTTGGGATGCGTTACGAACCAAGAAAATTGTGGTTCCGTTGTTTAGCACTTGGGTTGAGAACGTCATGGATATTACGTTTGTCCCAAAAGCCAAACAGGGCCCGCAGGAAGAGCCACAAACCTGATCGCGCAGCTCGCTGTTCGTACAGGCATCAGTCCGTTGGATCTGATGGAAACACCAGCCCAGATCATTGACGAAATGGTCAGGTTGATTATTGAACAGAACGAGAGCAAGCGATGACAATTCAGGTGAAAGGTGTGGGCGAAACGCTGAGAGAACTTGGCAAAATCAACCCTGCTTTAAAGCGTGAATTGAACAAAGACATTCGCAACATTTTGAAACCGTTGCTGGCTGAAATTAACCAGTCGATTCCGTCGTCACCTCCGCTGTCTGGAATGGCTCACAACGGTCGCACCGGGTGGAGCAACCGCAAGAACTCGGTTATCAAGATTGACAGCCGTAAGCCCCGCAGGAACCTCAACGAGCCTCGTATGAGTGTCCCTGTCAACATTGTTCGCATTACGACTAAGGGCGCGCCTGTGGCGATTGTAGACATGGCTGGTAGGGCTGGAGGATCGTCGTCTAAGCGTGAAACTAAATATCGGCGTCCGATGTTTGCCAGTTTATTACCGGGTGCGCCGTCGCGTTTCATGTGGGCTAAAGCTGCGGACTCTTTGTCTATGATTGAACGAGAAATGGACTCCACGATCAAGGCCGTGGTGCTCGAAGCAAACCGAGAGATGGCAAGGATTCGCTAATGGCAATCAACATTCCGATCATTACCAGTCTTGAAGATACGGGCATCAAAAACGCTAAAGCCGCGTTCAACGATTTCAAAGCTGCTGTCGGTCAAGCCGAGGGTGGCATGGGCAAATTTAAGGCTGGGTCAAAAGTCGCTTTGGATGCGGTTGCCGCTAATGCTTCTACGTTTGCTGTTGCAGCTGGTGCCGCAGTTGGCAAGTTTGTTGCTGATGGGATCACAGCGTTTCAAGACATGGCGATTTCGGCTGGCAAGTTTGCTGATGCGACTGGTTTGGCTGTTGAGGACGCGTCACGTTACATCGAAGCGGCTGGCGATATCGGTATTCCGATTGATGCCGTTGAGGGTGCTATTGGTCGTCTAAATAAGACAATCGGTGCTGACCCTGACAAGGTTCGCAATCTTGGCGTAGACCTTGTTTATCTGAAAGACGGTTCGTTAGACGTTAACGAAACTTTTCTTAACACGATTGACCGACTGAAAAAGATTAAGGACCCAGCAGAAAAAGCAAGGGTTGCGGCTCAGCTCCTCGGTAAGGGCTGGCAGTCCATGGCCGAACTTATTGAGATGGGTGCCGACGATCTAAACGCTTCGCTGACGGCGGTTTCGGAGCAGAAGGTTATTTCTGAAGCAGAACTGCAAATGGCTCGAGAGTACCGTGCCGCTATGGACGGTCTCGGTGACTCGGTTGATGACCTGCAAATTAAGTCTGGTCAACGCTTAGTTCCTTTAGCGACTTTGTTGGCTAATGGTGCTGGCGCCGCTTTAGATTTTGACGACAAAGTTACTGAACTATTCAAAGACATTGTTGGTAACGGTACGCAGGCCGAAGAACAGTTAAGCGATCTTGCTGGTGTTGTAGACGAAGGTCGGATCAATGCTGGAGACTT